TTTTAATCTTATATTAATATAATTAAAAATGAAAAATACACGCCAGGTAGTTCGTATAATTTTAATTTGTCTTTTAGCATTTTTTTTACTTCGTTCTCTCTATTCATTAAAAGAAGGATTTGTGGATGACCATCTTAAACTTGGACCTCAATCTGAAGTAAATAAATTTGGAACAATAACAAAAGATCCAGGTAATCCTAGTGGTAATTTAGTTACTAATAATGATTCTTCTAAGGCATTATGTAGTTCTATTCCTGATCTAACAAAGTGGTGTAAAAAATGGCTTGGAAATGATGCTAAAGAAGTTACAAACCCTGAAACAATTGAGTGTGCCGGAAATATTTGTAAACCAACTATAGATGGACAATTTTGCTGTAAAAAATAATTAATATAAAGTAATTCAATACCTTATATTAATATTAATAAAATAGTTTATCGCGCATTCATTAATCCGACATTTCCGCCAACGAATACAACCATATTATATCTCTCTTCATATACTCGCAAGTCATAGTTATAGTCGTTAAGTCTCCACGTAGGTTTAACAACACCAATTGGCGTTGGAGGATCTGTGGTGGGATCACAAATAAGTTGAAATTGCGCCGAAGGGTCTACTGGCGGAATAAATGTTGTGAATTCTAATTCAATTCTTGAAAATTTACTCATATTTATAGCACCATTTGGTTGCAAATCAAAGGGATCTGTATTTAAACAAAAATTATAACAATATAATCCCGGAGGGTAAAGGCCGTGTGCGGGAGTTCTAATGTATTTTTCCACATAATAATACACTCCCTTAGGCATAACATTTTCTCTATATTCACCATCTAATAGAAGTCCCATATTCATTAGTATGTCTTTATGGTTTTGTAATTCATAATTTCCAGTTGTATATAGACCAGTTGGACTTCCATCTACATTAAGCCCTGGACCCAAAGTTCCCACAGAGGTAGTGCTACAGAGTATTGCTCCTGAAGAATCAGCCAAGTCTAATCCTTGCGGAACATTTGAATATGGCCAGTTAGTATAATTTGACCATTCATTGCGTAAATTTACATCATTTCTTTGAAAAAGAAACATATAATTAGAAACTAACCCAAGAGAATATAATCTTACCTTCTGTGTTCCGGTAATATTATTAAATTTAGTTTCATGCATTTCCTTAATTAAGTATTTTTGCTCGTCGGCTGCAAAAATTCGCGATTCCTCGTCTGTTAAAAAACAGTATGTAGCCATTAAATGAACATCCGCATTCCAATTAGTTGTTTTATCAGGCGAATCCAAGGTTGGATTACCTGATGGATCAGGGGGAGTTTGAAGAAAGTGCCAAAATTGTTGTTGAGGGATGTTAAAATTAGGAGCTATAATAGGATAGTTATTATCAGAATCTAACACATCTCTTATTGTAAAAAGCTCCCTTATTGGTCTTAATGTTAAATTAATTTCTAGTTCATTATATTGCATTGCAATCAATGGAAAAGCTTGTTTTGGATTTAATGTAAACCAAAAGTTTAGTGGAACATAAAGTTGCTTGCCGCGAATAGAAGGTTCTGCACCAAGACTGCTTTCGGTGAATACAGCATTGGGATACGCACCATCTCTCAAATCATAGTTTTCGGGTTGATTTAACATTGGTATATTTCCTGACATAGCATTGTATAAGTTGGATCTTCCCTTGGAGAAATCTCTATTTAAAAACGCTAATAGATATTCACCAGTAAATTTCTGTAAAAGGGTGCCTCCGGCTGTAAGTGTTATCTCTCTGATCATCTGCGTTCCTAAATCTTTTATCCATCTAAATTCATATGGAACCCACACACCAGAGGGATCGTCGCAACTGGGTGGATATATAGGACTCCATATATCTGGAATGTTAACAACAAGATAAGTATCCATTAATAATTCTGCGTATCGTTTCACCTTAAATACATAATGACTGTCTACATTTAAATTTGGTTCTCTGAGCCCATCATAATCCAAACGAAATTTTTGCAGTCCAAAATTTGTATATTTTTTATAAGTGCTGGTGAAAAAAGTCTTTTGGGGATTTCCATTTAAAATAACATTTTGATTGCCAACAGCAACAAGATTTAATAAACCACCTGCCATATTAAAGTATATTTATATTATATTTTAGCTTTTAAATTTATAATTTTAAAAAGCTTATATTTAGCTTTTACTTTTAAAATATTATAAAACATTAATATAAGTATGCCTAATATGAATCAAGCCGCTCAAATTCAGGGTAAAAAACTAGCTGCCATGATGACAAATACCGCAATGATACAAACATATATATATGTGCTATTAGTACTAATTGTTGTAGGTATATTAATGTACATTACTAATAGAGCTAGTGCTAGAAGTAGAAATTGTAAAAAATTAGATAAATTATATAAGGACTTCCCGCCGCTCAGCTCAATATCACCAGTACAAGATGAGAGATACACGCAAAGTTTAAGAAATTACTATATTAAATCAGCATATAATTGTTGCGCAACAGGCGCCTATAAAAACACATGGGTCGATATATGTGCACTTAAAAATGTAATTAAACAGGGATGTAGATGTTTGGATTTTGAAATATACTCCATTAAAGGTGAACCTGCTGTAGCCGTATCCTCCAAAAATGATATTGATATTAAGGAAAGTTATAATTCTCTAGATCTTCCTACCGTATTCTCTACCATTAATAAACTTGCGTTTTCTCAGGCTACCTGTCCGAATGCGCGAGATCCTTTATTATTGAACTTTAGGGTAAAATCTAATCATAAAAGTATTTATGACCAAATAGGAACCTTATTATATAAATATTTATCTACAAAAATTCTTGATCCTAGTTATAGCTATGGCGATCACAGCGAAAATTTCAGTAAAGTAAAGCTAAATGAATTAATGGAAAAGGTTATTATTATGGTCGATGCTCCAAAAGCAAACTATGAAGGAACAAAACTAGAAGAATATGTTAATTTAAGGGGTGGAGCTACTGGAGACGGAATTTTTCTTAGAGAACTAAGAAATTTTGATGTCGAATTTACCGGAGATCCCACTGGGCTTATTGAAGATAATAAATATTCTATGGCTATATCTATGCCGGATTTAGGAGCAAGTTGTATTGCTATGCCAGCAGTAATACATTTTAGATATGGTATTCAAATGATAGCCATGTGTTTTCAAACCGGAAGCAGCCAGCTTAACAATTACAATGAAATTTTTAATCAAAGGGGGCACGCCTTTATTCTTAAACCTCCTTCTTTATGCGGCCAATCTATTATTGTTGAACCTAAAACTCCCAACCCTGATGTTGTGGCAATGAATACAAAAAAAGAACCTTGGTTAGCATCCAGACCCGATTTAGCATTCTAAACCAATAAAAATATATTTAATTGAAATATATTTTTATCCCGTTATATATATAGATATGACTGTGTGTAAAAAAAATATGAAATTGGAGGATTGTGAGCTAGCTATACTGCGATTAGCAACCGATAAAGCTGAAAAAAAACTAGGCGCGCGTGCTTTAAATATACCCGATGTTCAGCGAATTATTAGTATTGTTGAAGAGTTTCTTAAGAGTAGAAAATTATTATGCTATGGAGGAACGGCCATTAATAATATTTTGCCTGTAGAGGATCAATTTTACGATAGAGGTATTGAAATGCCTGATTATGATTTCTATTCTCCTAATGCTCTTAAAGATGCTAAAGACCTATCTGACATTTATAAAAAGGAAGGATACGATGAAATTGAGGCTAAAACATCTTCTATTCATCCTGGAACCTATAAGGTTTATGTTAATTATATACCAGTGGCTGACATCTCACAAATGGACAAAAAACTTTTTGATCGTCTATACAAAGAGGCTCTTATTGTAAATGATATACATTATGCACCTCCTAATTTTTTACGAATGGCCATGTATCTTGAGTTAAGTCGTCCCGCTGGTGATGTAAGTCGTTGGGAAAAAGTCTTAAAACGATTAATTCTTCTAAATAAACATTATCCTCTTACTACAGACAAATGCAATATGGAAATTCAACGTTCTATTGATAACAAGCAGAAGACCGATCAAAAAAAATTATATTATACTGTACGCGATAGTTTTATTAATCAAGGATTAATATTCTTCGGTGGATATGCTAACCTTTTATATTCACAATATATGCCCAAACATTTAAAGAAAAAATTTAAAGTTAGAGAAATACCCGATTTTGATGTATTATCCAAAAATCCTAAAGACT